TTTGACGGGCGACGTTGTGGATATCCCGACTAACGTAACCAACCTGCAAATAAGCGGGGACAATACCATTTACGGCGATATTGCCGACTTCCACGCATTTTATACACATATTTCACTCGGTGGCAGTAACACACTTGCCGGAAGCATAGAGGATATGCCACCGCTTTGTACTTATGCTGACTTCACAGGTGATTGTACCGTATCAGGTGATTTTACCGGACTGCCTGCGAATATGACACACCTTACATCAACAGGGACGAACACGATTTCAGGTACATTGGCTACCCTGCCTGCAACGATGTCTTGGATTTACATTATTGGTAACAATACGATTTCAGGCAACATATCTGATATCCCTGCGTCAATGACGTATTTCGTTGTTGGCGGTCAGAATACTATTGCAGGTGATATTGCGGACATCCCGGCTAACTGTTATACTTTTTCCCTGAGTGGGCTGAATACCGTTTCCGGTGATATTGGCGATACGTCAACCGTGCTTTATGTTTTAAATATTACAGGAAACAATACGATTGCAGATTACACGGGCAAGACGTGGAACGCACTACAGAATAGTCTTATCATTACTCCGGTCGCAGGTGGCGGACTTTCTTCTGCTGAAGTCGATCAACTGCTTATTGATATTGACAGCGACTGTTCATTCAGTACAACAGTAAAATTAATTACCCTGACAGGCACGAACGGCGCACCAACGGCAACGTCGGCGGCGGCACGTGCTTCGCTGATTGCAAAAGGCGTTACATTAACGACGAACTGATGATTGAAATTTTAAAAATATCGCTGATCGGTTTCATGTTCTCTGCCTTGACACAGGACGAACATACGTTGTTCAGTTGGTACGGTAAATTGATTGAACGGCTTCCGTGGTATCTTTGTAAACCGCTTGGCGGATGTTACCGATGTTTCACCGGACAATTATGCCTTTGGTATTACCTGATTTTAAAACCTTTTAATCTGATCGAATGGTTGTTCTTCGTTTCAGCAGGAATAATGACTTCGATGATTTATAACAAAATTTATTGTTACCTGAAATGATCTGCCTGAAAAAAATATTGATTTCCCGTTGCACCGATGGTATTTACCTTCGCTGGTGGTTCAACGGCTGGCATTATTTTAATTTCACGAACGGTTACGAGATTGAAATGAATACCGCCGAAATGGATTATCAGGTATTGAATTTTTTCAGCGTAATATCCAAGATAGAACGGGCAACACGAATCACATCGGAATACAGTTACAAGGTAACACTTCACGGGATCACGCCGGAAAATATTGCAGGATTCACCGGGCTGTTACTTGCTGAATACGTCGAACAGTATGAACTCGGTGAATGGCGTGAGGTCAAGATAACACGTGGTGAACATCTGATAAAAGAACCCGGTACGAACGGATATATTTTTGATTTTGAAATTACCCGTAAAGAATTGCCGAACAGTTCGTCAGTTTATCAAAAATCCCTTCGCCTATATATCGGTGATACTCTGTGCGATATTGATGACAGCGAGATCATCCCGATAAATAAACAGGTAAATAATATTGCAGAACTTCAGGATCGGAACACGGATTTCACAGCTTCGTTCAAAATCCGCAAGACAAGGGCGATGCGTGAACTGTTTGAACTATCCGGTGAGGTCGGGGCGACTACCGATGTTCCGTATTCCCGACTGCTCTGCAAACTGGTTCAGGACAACGTCGAGATAATTACCGGCGGACTGTTGATACTTGATACTGTCGATAATTATTATTATTATGTTTCAATCGTTTCCGGTAATTTTAATTTCTTCAACGCTATCGCCGGGCTGAAACTGACAGACCTTTCGCTGGCCGACTGCAATCATACTTGGACGGCTGATTTTATGGCACAGACGCATCTTGATACAAGTCCGGGAATAAATGTCGTTTATCCGCTGTGTGAGCCTACGGATGACGGTTCTGCGGCACCGCTTACCGATGACGGCGACAAGGTCGAGATGTACGGCGGTTGGATTTGGCCGTTTATCAGATTACAGACGATTTGGGAAGAAATATTCACCAATGCAGGATATACTGTCGACGGCGGTGACATTATCGGCTCCGATCTGTTTTCAAAATTATATCTTCCGATCGCCAGCCGGGAATTTACAGATGCAGATAAATTTCAGTATTCCGTTTGGTGGGGCGGATATCATACGATGACCGTAAATGAAATACTGGCTTTTTCAGGTGCAACACTCATTAAGGGCGATGAAACGTTCAGGCTCGGATATTATATCGTACCGCTTGATGCTGCATATACGTTTCAGATCACGATAATTGCCGGATCGTTTTTTTCAGCACCGCCGACGCTGTATCTCGTCGAAGGACCGCTGGGTGTCCTGCAAGAAACATTTCAGATTACATCATCATCACCAACCGTCTGGGAATATGAAGTTGAATATAACGGAACGACAGGTGAATCACTGTGGATCGTAACGACGCCGATCGTTTATTATTATTATTCGATCAGGATATCAAGTATCAAAGACGCAAAGATCGCTTATGGCAGTTATATTGAACCGCGGCTTTATCTGCCTGACATGACGCAATCGGATTTTATAAAAATGGTCTGTAATCTTTTTGGGCTTGTACCTGAAGTAACGGCACGGGATCATAAAATACGGTTTTGGAATTATTCAGAATTGTATGACAATATGCTTCAGGCACGTGACTGGTCAAATTATCTTTCAGAACTGGACGATGACGTTGAATTCAAGTTCGGCGAATATGCCCAAAATAACTATCTGATATACAAGCAATCAGATGACGTGATTGTAGATAACGGCAAAGGCAATTTACAGTTGAACGATGAAACACTGCCTGAAGAAAAAGATATTGTTCAGCTGGCACTTTCAACCTGTGATGAAGTCCGTATATTACTCACGAATTTCGCTGTCGATGTCAGCCGGATAGCTTTTAATAAATGGAACGTCGATGACGCTGTTTACGATTCCGAAGATAGTATTGATCCACGCATTGTTTATATTGACCATTGCCGTGAAGTGGCGTCGCCGTTATATCAGAAAGCATTTTGGATTCGTGAAACCGAAGCACCGCTGACCGGGATATTTGCAGCACCGTCGCATGAAATACTGACGCCCAAGATTGCACAGTCGCTTGAAATAAGCTTTTCAAATATGATTTATTTTTACACTTCCCTTTCCCGGCTGTTAACAAAGACGAATGTACGCCGGGCGAAATTCAATTTACCAGCTTATGAAGTTGCCGGGTTAAAACACAATATCCCTATTTACCTTCGCCAGTACAAGGCATATTTTTACGTCAATAAAATCAGTAATTATGTAAGCGGTCGGCTTTGTACGGTCGAGTTAATAAGATTATGAAATGGCAGATGAATCAAAAAAATACCTGATCCAAATTGAATCGAATCTTTCTGAATATGCCAAACAGGCAGAACAGGCAAAGAAACAGGTCGAGGAATTAAAACGGCAGAATGAAGCGCTGAAAGAATCCGGTACGGCGACGGCACAGGAAATCGAAAAATCAAATGCAGCCCTTCGTGTCGCCCAACAGGATTACAAGAACGCACAGAAGTCTGTCGAGAATGCTACTCGGGCAAACAAGGCACAGTCAGGTTCTTATGAACAGCTGTATCGTCAGTGGCAACTGGCACAGACACAGCTGAAACTGATGGGCAACGCTTATACAGTAAATGAAAAAGGCGTCCGGGAACTATCAGCTGAATATATCAAGCAATCGAAAGTAGTCGCTGATGCGAAAGCCAGCTTGGATGCCTTCGGGAAAGGTGTTCACGATAACCGCCTAAACGTCGGCAATTATACTGATTCGATCAAAGCAGCTATGGGTGAAATGCAGATGATGCCCGGCGTTCTTGGTCAGGCAACATCAGGTCTGCAACGGCTGAATATAATGTTTAAAACCCTGATAGCAAATCCGATTGTACTTATAATTACTGCTATCGTCGGGGCACTGACGGCACTGTTCAAAGCCCTGAAAGCTTTTGATCCGATCGTCGATAAGATTCAACAGACGATGCGCGGGTTGAGTGCCGTGTTTTCCACATTACGCGACGGGATTATTGGGCTTATATCGGGACAGAAATCACTTGGTGAAACTTTCCGTGATCTCGGCGGAAATATTCGTAAGGCATATAATGAAGGTGTCGCGTGGATGAAACTTCAACAGGAACTTGATGATATGAATTGGCTTTTAATTGAATCCGAGGCGAAACTGCAAAATCAAGTCGATGAATTGATCCTTCAATCGAAAGACAGGTCGAAATCTGAAGCTGAACGTGTCGCCCTGATTGAAAAAGCACTTAAAATCGAAGAGCAATTATATAATGAAAGAAAACTTGTCGCTGACCGTGAACGCCTTATTGCAGAAGAAGCAATTATATCCGGGCGTAAGCTGACTGATGAACAGATTAGCCAACTACGTGAAGTCGGTGTGGCTTATGCCATTCAATTAAAAGACACGAAAGATGTTACAGATGAAGAAGTTTCCAATCTTGCTAATGCTGTTGCTAAACAAGAACGGGTTTTAAATCAATCGATTAAAATTCGTGAAATGGCGATAAACCGTCAAAACGTATTACTTGATAAAGCAGAAGCAGCCGAAGCGAAACGTCAGGAACAACGTGAAAAAGATGCTGAAAAAGCAAAGGCTGATATGGAAAAAGCCAAAGCTGATTTAGCGAAAGAACTTGATGATTATAAAAAATATCTTGATGATCGCCGTCAGGCCGATTTAGATGCAGCACAGAAAAAACGTGACGATCAGATAGCAAAACAGGAATGGGAACGCGAACAACGTCTTATAAATGAAGAAAACCTGCTTGCGATACAGGAACAGACATCAGCAGATTCGTTCGCTATTGAACGCCAGCGACTGGAACTGGAACGGCAGGAAGAAATTCGTCAGGCCAATCAAACAGGTGCAGATATAAACCTGATAAATCAGAAATACGCCCTTGCCCAAACAGAACTGATACGCCAGCAAAACCTTCAGAAAGCATCGCTGTTTCAGTCATTCGCAGATTCCGTCGCACAGATATTCGGTGAGAATACAGCGATCGGCCGTATTGCAGCCGTTGCATCAGCGACGATAAATACATACAAAGCAGCCACGGAAGCACTATCGGCTTACCCACCGCCGTTCTCGTATATCGCTATGGCGACAACGATAGCAACCGGGCTGGCACAGGTCAAACGTATTCTTTCTGTAAAATCAGGGCTTCCGGGTGATTCCGGCGGTGGATCAGCACCGACAGCTATCACTGCAAGTATTCCTGCACAGCGTATATTCGCCCAACAGGTCGGGGCGAGTTACCTGACACAACCACAGCTGACACAATCACAGCTGAACGCTGTTCCGTCATCCAGCCCTGCGCTTACAGCTGATGATATCGCAACGGCCGTAGCAAAAATCCCACCGCCTGTCGTTACCGTCGAAGATATAAACGCAAGAACCAATCAGTCAAGGAAGGTTGAAGTCAGGGGAACGATATGACGTATTTCGAGTACATAAACGAAAATATCGAAACGATAAAATATGAAATCAAGATCGGCCTGATGCCCTTCGTCCTCATGAAACATATTCAGATTTACACACGCTTTGATTATTATATCCGTCTTGGAAGAAAACGCTGTGTTTCGATCCTGAATACAGCGGAAGATTTCAGTATGAATGAACGGTCAGTTTATTATATCATCAAACGAATGGAATCAGAAATATGAAAGTGGTAATGCTGTCCGTAATTGATTACGCAGGATCAGCCTACAAGATGTATGAGGCAATTTCTCGTTATACTGATATAAACATACAGCTTTTCAGCGGAATGCCTGAGAATCGCCTAAATCACCCTGTAAACGTATTGGTAACTGATAAAAACAGGGCGATGGTTCAGGCTGAAGTCAACTCGGCGGACATACTGCATTTCAAAGGCGACTGGCCACCGATCGACGGTTATCTTGGTCTGCGAATACCTGACAAACCGATCGTGCTGACAACGTCCGGTTCATTTTTCAGGAAACGATCACAGGGTGGATTCGAGAAATATACTGCACGGGATTATTACCGGGCAACGCTGAAAACGTCTTTCGAGACCGATCTGCTTTATCCTGAATACTCAGATGTATGGACACCGCATCCGATCGACTGCGACGATAAGCCGATTCTGGTACGGCAAACAGCCTGCCCTATATTCCAGCATATACCGTCATCACCGGAAAGAAAAGGAACAAAATTCGTCAGTCGGTTATTTATAGAAATAAAGTTACGCCTGTCATGCAGAACTGAAATCATTACTGGCGTAAATTTCCAACAGGCGACAGAAATGAAAAAGATTTCAACGGTTTATTTCGACCAGTTTTTCGTCGGTTTCTTTGGTAACTCTGCTCTGGAAGCTATGCAATATGGAATACCGACCTGTGCTTGGATCAGTCCACAGGCGATCAGTCAGGCGAAAGGGAAATTAGCGGATTGCCCGGTTATAAATCTTAACCCGGCTGATATAACAGGATCGGTGGAAAAAATATTATCGGTTTATAACGATGATTCTTTATCTTTAAAAACAAAAAAATGGTGTGATGACGTTCACGGATATCGTGCGACGGCAGAACGCTGGGAAAAATTATATAAATCTTTATGAATACTTATTTAAAAGCAAAAATTACAATTACAGTAATGGATGCAAAATTCGAATATGAAGGATCATTGACGCTTGATGAAGATATAATGGAAAAGCTGAATATCAAAAAGTATGAACAGGTTTTCATAAATGGAAAGTACCGGGCTAACAGGATAATGACATATATTCTTCCGGGCGAGCGTGGAACAGGTATTTGCGAGATGAACGGCGGTGCTGCCAATTATTTTAAACAAGGCGATATCGTACATCTGTTGTTTTCATTACAGCAGATAAACCAATTACGCCGGTTATTTTATAATGTTTATAACAGATGAAATAAAAAAAGAGGCTGAATATGCCAAAACAAAACTTGGCTATCTGCCTGATATACTGAATCCTCATACATTTAATGAACATATTCTCAATAACAAATTTTTTAAACAGCATCCGCTGTTGATTCAAACGACAGATAAAGTTGCGGTTAATGATTATGTCACTGGAAAAGGATTTGCAGATTTACTTATCAGTAATTATTTAAAAAATGAAATGTATCGTTACCGGCGTAGCCGGATTCATTGGCAGTCATATTGCCGAACGCTTAATAAAATTAGGTCATACTGTAATTGGTATCGATGACCTTTCAGCCGGGCATGAAATAAATATTCCAAACGATGTCAGGTTTGAACGTCGGGACATAACCCAATGCCGGGAATATTCTGCACTGTTCGAGGGTGCTGACGTCATTTTTCATCAGGCTGCATCGAAGAAAAACATCTGCCTGAATGATCCAGTACGGGATTTGGAAGTTAACGGTCTTGGGACATTAAAATTACTTCAGGTTGCCGTTGAGAAAAAAATAAAAAAATTCGTACACGCTTCAACCGGTTCTGTTTACGGCGAAGTACAGGGCTCGATCACTGAAATGACGAAATGCGTACCTGTCAGTTATTATGGCGTTTCAAAACTTGCCGGAGAATCTTACGTGAGATTATTTTCTGATCATCTTGATACGACGATACTGCGATATTTTCATGTTTACGGTACCCGTCAGGAATCCCACCCGGACAAAGGCGGTGTAGTTGCTATTTTCCGTCGTCAGATAAATGAAAAGAAACCGATCGTTATACACGGCGATGGTATGCAGAAGCGAGTATTTACACACGTTTCAGATATCGTCGAGGCAAATATACGTGCGTGGTTGAATCCTACGGCTTCAGGCAAGATTTATAACTGTGCGTCATCAAGACAGGTATCAATAATTGACCTTGCGCTTTTGCTTATGAATCGTTACGGAACAACAAATATCGTTTATAAAGAACCATTGCCGGGCGATATTCGCAATTTTTATGTTCTTTCTGACCGTATAAAATCTGATCTGAATATTGAATTTATGCCGTTTAATATATGAAAATACTTGCTGTTGCATTTGCTTATAATGAAGCAAAATATATTCAGGATTTTATTGATAATTACCGGGCCAACGGCTGTCAGTTATTTATCGTCGATAACCACAGCGATGACGGAACAACCGATATACTGAAACGCAACGGCGTTGAATCTGTAATTATTCCGACCGGCGGTGCTTTTGATCTTATAAAACTGCAAAACGCACTGGTTGCCGGGATCAATAATATAAAACCTGATTGGGTTGTTTACACCGGGATTGATATTCGTTATTGTCTTGCCGGTACGATCGAGGAAGAAATCGACTGTGCGACTGCTGAAGGCTGTAATATGATCGGCGTCAATTATTATAATGTTTATTCGACAGGTGAGAAATTTGAACTACCGATGCACAGTCATTTTTTCTATGGCCGTTACCTGAAACGCCTTTATATGATTGCACGTTATCAAAACCCGTTTCACTTCGAGGCTGATTCAATCAGGATCACGAACAAAAAAATATTTCAGTCCGACGGCTGTCTGCTGAATTACGGAAACTGCAAACCAGCTGTTGAACGTGAAGAAACATATCGCCGGAGAAAAAAAGCTTGGGAACGTGGATTGGATCAAAATTACGGCGTTCATTATCACGAAGGGCATGAACGTGGTTGGACGTGGACGAAATCAGAAATGGTCGACATACGAACGACTGAACACTGGAAATATATTTTAAAACTATGATTGCTTTAATTACAGCGACTGGAGGCCGTCCGTGGCAGTTCGACCTTTGTCAAAAATTTATGAAACGTCAGACCTATAACGGCGACGTGCTTTGGATAATCGTTGACGACTGTTATCCGAGATCAACAGATATCGTTCAGCCGGATTTTAAAGAAAAATGGCAGATCGTAAAAGCATATCCATCACCACCCTGGCGAGTAGGGCAAAATACTCAGGGACGAAATATCGAAGCCGGGCTGGATGAATTGAAAAAATATCCTGATATCGAAACAATATTTATTATCGAGGATGATGATTATTACCGACCAATTTATCTTGAACGCATGATGTCGAACTGGTCGGCCTGTAAAATTCTCGGCGAGACGAAAACGATTTACTACAATCCTATTACACGTCGTTACGCTGTTAATCCGAATACAGGTTATGCAAGTTTGTTTCAGACAGCTTTTTCACGAGAACTGATCCCGTTATTAAAAGCTGTAAAAGGTAATCGGTTTATCGACGGGGCGTTATGGAAGGTCGCAACAGACAAAAAACTGTTTCACGAAAACGATCTTGCCATCGGCATAAAGGGTCTGCCGGGTCGTGCCGGAATCGGCGCCGGGCATTCAAATTCATATTACGGGATGATCCCGGATATTGAAATGAAATTTCTGAAAAGTAAAATAGGCGATGACGCTGATATTTACAAAGATTTTTATAAAGTTCACGGAATCCCACGCAGAAATCGCCCGGATATACTGACAAGACGCTGATCTTTTTCATGTCTATAATAAATTGATATACAATTAATTAAACGCATAACAAACAAGTGGTATATACATATTGACGACAACTGATTTTGTCTAAAAACGATTCTAAAATATGAACCTATTGTTTTTGAGATGTCGACAAAGCTAACAGAGGTAACCGCTTTAACCGTCAGTCATAACACCAAAAATCTGCTTGAACGGGCTGTCGATTCATTCCGAAAGTTTCATCCTGATATGAAATTAATTATCATCGACGGTTCGGATTATTCTGATCCTTGTTTTAATTATACCCGGAATCTCGCCAATGGCCTGACGTCAGTATGGTGTATGGGATATAACATCGGGCACGGTCGGGGAATGGATTTCGGGATACGACAGATCAAAACCCGGTACGGGCTGATATTCGACAGCGACGTTGAATTTATAAAATCACCGGTCAGTCATATGCTTGATATGATGGATGAAAATACATACGGTATCGGTTACCTTGAAAAATCTGCATATGACGGATTCGAGTACGGGGCAAAACAGGAACACCGGGGCAAGCCTTCGATGATGATGCTGCACCCGTTTTTTATGCTGCTTCAGGTGAGCGAGTATTTTAAATTTCACCCGTTCGTTCATCACGGTGCGCCGTGTTTTAAAGCAGCACTTGATATTCATAAACACGGCTTGACCAGCCGGATCATAAAATCATTTCCCGGTCTTGGCCACACGTCCGGTCAGGGCTTCGTATGGTCTGCCGTTCCGCCCGTGTGGATTCGCCACGATACAGCCGGGACGAGAAAAGAACGTCTGAAACGTGGACTGCGAGATATCGAAGGACAATGGGAAAGGTAGCAATTCTCGGTCTTGGACCGTCAATAAAACTTTTTGACGGGACTGATTTCTCGATCGGCGTCAATGACGTCTGGCGTTATCATAAATCTGAAATCGTCGTTTGCGTGGATCATCCTAATACGTTTAAGAAATGGCCTGATCGCCTCAGAACGATAAACGACTGTCGGCCTGATATATTTTACAGCCAAATCGCACAATGGGACTACCGTAAAGATTTCAGGAAACTAACGCTGTTGCCGGGTTATCCTGATAAATCATTAAGGCTGGAAGCCGGGATATGGAAATCGTTTTGCAGTCCGTTCATCGCTGTTCAGGTCGCCTATCATTTTCACCGGGCTGATCATATTCATGTTTACGGAGTGGATCTGCTGGATCATCCGCACCTTGACCGGGAAATATGCCGTAAGATTCACCACCATTTTCGTAATCTGTTTTTTGCATTACAGGAAAAAAACATAAAAATCACAGTACACGGCGACGGAATACTGAAAAATTTATTGCAGTAAGAAATACGAATACTGGAATATCTTTGACTTTTTAAGATCGCAACTAAAATCAGAAGTCATGTATTCAACAGGTATCTGCGAAATGTACAACAACGGCGGTACGATCGCTATGGAGACATTTTTGTACCACAGCGAGTATTCGATGTTTAATGAAGATGCCAACGGTGTATGCCAGATCGACAGGTTTCTTTATTTTCAGGTTTTTGAGTGCCAGTACGCCTGATGCCGTTACCAAGGCCATCACCCGGACAAAGCAAGGAAGAATTTTTGGCTTCCTGTATGGCGAACGGAACGATGAACGATGAATACCCGGATGAAAGCCAACGATATGCAGTATGTAACGCACGATGGGATGCAAAAGATTCAGTAAATATGAAAACGGCGGTATTTAAAATTTACGGCGATATTGGTGAATCAAGCTGTTCAGGTATCTTTTGCGATACTGAAGAAATGATCTCGTCAAAAGAAATCTCGGAATTCATTGACAACAATCAGGATGCAGAACAATTCATTATCAGGATAAACAGCCGGGGCGGTGATGTTCAGGAAGGTTGGGCGATACATGACCTGCTTGTTAGTTCCGGCAAAAAAATCAAAACCATCGGGGAAGGTAAAATTTATTCAATCGCAACGATAATATTTCTTGCAGGATCAGAACGGGAAATAATGAAAAACGCTGACGGATTGATCCATAATCCGTTTATTCCGCCTTATACACTTGCAGATAAATATGAATCCGGCGATCTTGAAAAACTGGCTGTTGGTCTGCAACAGGAAGAAGCAAAAATTCTTGATTTCTATGTCAGCCGTACCGGATCAGCGAAAGAAAAAATTGCAGAATATATGTCGGCAGAAACGAAACTGTCGGCAGAAGATATGTTATCGCTTGGTTTTGCCACAAAGATAATTGAACCAGTTGTAGCGTTAGCTTATTTAAAACCGATAAAATCATTTAAAATGGATGAAAAAGCCTTTTTCGAGAAATTAGGATCGACACTTGATGGTGCGATTTCTAAGATCAAAAACTTTTCCCGGATCGAACCGGAAAATTTGGTACTAACCGATGTCGACGGCAATGAACTGACGCTTGAAAAAGCTGAAGGCTCACCGGCTGTCGGCGATGCTGCTACACCTGACGGCACTTTCACGATGGAAAGCGGTCAGGTTATCGTTGTTGCTGATGGGGTAATCACCGAGATACGTGAACCGCAGGCGACAGAACTTGAAAAAGCAAAACAGCGTATTGCAGAACTGGAAAGCCAGCTTACTGAAGCGAAAACCGAGAAAGAAAAAGCTGTTGCTGCAGAAGCAAAGTTCCGTGAAGCTGAAACAGAAGCCAAAGCACTGGTCAGTGAACTGTCAAAACTGAAAAACGAGTGGACACCACCGCAGAGACAGAAGTTCAATAAAGTCGACAAGGCAGGGAATGTCAATCTTGCCACAGTCGCAGAAATTCGTAGGAAGTTAAACAACCCAAAATCTGAATAGCTATGAGCCAGACATCACCCGTTTGCGGAAATACAATCAACCTTGACGCACTTCATTTCACACCCGATGAACTTCGTTCATTGAATGAACTGGTCGTCGAAGCGGTATTAACTGCACCTGAACTGACCCGTTACCATACGCTTGTAACCGGGATCAAAAACGATAAGCGTATCGGGATTATTCCCGGATCATTCGGACTTGTAGGGAAAGCTGCACAGGCTTGTAATCCCACAGCACAGTGTTACGAACTCCCGGCTGTTGAAAAGACGTGGGAGCCACGTTATCTTGAAGTCATAATTGATATGTGTATTGATGAACTGGCTGACACGATGATGAAGCTGGCCATCAACTGCGGTATTGATGTATATGACCTGACGAATACTGAAATCTTTGCGTTCATTCAGGATATTCTTGCAAAAGATATTCAGAAAATGATCTTCCGTAACGCTTGGTTCGGTGATCGTGATGCTGCCAATTTCCCCGGCGGTGTACTGACACCCGGCATTGATCCTGATTTCTTCAACGTAATCAATGGATTCTGGAAACAGTTCGCCGATATTTATGCTGCCAACCCGGATCAGCTTATCGCAATGCCCGGCAACGATCAGGCAACGACTGCGCTTCAGTTCTCGGTCGCAACACCGCTGTTGACCTACAATGCTGTCAATAACCTGATCGACAGCGCCCCGTGTGAACTGGCAGACCAGCCCGACAGGATGATACTCGTAACCAAGTCGGTTATGGATCGCCTGCGTCGTCAGCTTCAGGCGCTTGGAACAGCGTTTCAGGATTACAAACTGATGACGAACGGACTTGAAGTCGCCAATTGGGACGGCATACCGATTTATTCAATATGTCTGTGGGATCAGTGGATCAGGGCATACGAGAATAACGG